CAAAATATACCAGTTTTGATGCGTTTACATTGTATATGATTCAGAATTACTTAGGTACCGATAAACTTAAAAACAAGTTATAAATAGACGATGGAAACCGTAACTCTAGACATTACCACAAGAACTTTCAGGGATTTGGATTTGAATTTTACTATCCATCCTGTTAGAAAAGATGTTGACGTCCATATGGTTTCATATGCTGTCATCAACTCTGTAAAAAATCTTGTATTGACAAATTTTTATGAAAGACCTTTTCGCCCCAATATTGGAAGCAATATTAGAAATCTTCTATTTGAAAATGCTAGCCCACTTGTTGCTAATCAAATAGAAAGAGCAATACAGGAAACTGTTACGAATTATGAACCAAGAGTAAATGTAAAGACTGTATCTGCGATTCCTTCTTCGGATGAAAATGGATACAATGTAAAGATGGAATTCTATATCGTTAATATGACAACTCCAATTACCATAGATTTTTATTTGCAACGGATTAGATAAAAATGGCAGATCGTTTAAGAGTAACAGAACTTGATTTTGATACAATCAAGAGCAATTTAAAGAATTTTTTACGCCAACAATCATACTTCACAGACTATGATTTTGAAGGTTCTGGCTTAAATATTCTATTGGATATTTTGGCTTACAATACTCATTACAATGCATACTATCTAAACATGGTTGCCAATGAGTCTTTTATGGACACCGCACTATTGCGTAGTTCGGTTGTTTCTCACGCCAAACTTCTAAACTATACCCCACATTCTGCTGTGGCTCCACAGGCTACACTTAATTTTACTGTTCTGGCTGGAACAACCACTCTGGGAACAATGACCATACCAGCAGGCTATTACTTTCTTTCCGAATTGATTGATGGGAAATCATACAACTTTGTTGTGAATGATGATATCACCGTCACAAAATCAAACGATGCTTACTATTTTGAAAATGTAACTATCTATGAAGGTCAGAGAGTATCTTATGTCTTTAATTATGATGAAGGTTCAAACCCAAAACAAATCTTTGTTTTGCCAGATTCCAATGTTGATACAAACACTTTAAAGGTTGTTGTTTCTCCTTCATCTACATCTTCTATAACAACACGATATAATGTTGTAACAGATATTTTGGATGTAGAATCTACCTCTGAAGTTTTTTTCTTAGAAGAAAACCTATCAGGTAAATATCAAATATATTTTGGTGATGATGTTGTGGGTAAAAAGCTTCCTGATGGAGCAGTCATTACAGCCAGTTATGTCGTTACAAATGGCGCAGCCGCAAATAAAGCCAATAATTTTATAGCATTACAATCTTTGACAGATACCTTGGGTTCTACATACTCAAATTTTGTAATTGAACCAATAACATCTGCATCTGGTGGTTCTGAAAGAGAGTCTGTAGATAATGTTAAGTTCTCTGCACCATCACAGTTTGCTACACAGAACCGTTTGGTAACATTTAAAGACTATGAGACTTTCATTTTAAATAGTTACCCTAACATTGGTTCTATCTCTGTTTGGGGTGGAGAAGATAACAATCCACCAGTTTATGGAACAGTTTTTGTTTCAATGAAGCCAAAGAATAATTACTATCTTTCTGAGGTAGAGAAGCAGAGAATTATTGATGAGATTATCACACCTAAGGCAATCGTAAGTACGAAATGTATCATTCGTGATCCTGCCTATTTGTATTTGGTTTTAGAAAACGAGGTTCAATATAACCCAAATAAAACTACAGATACCGAAGAATCTCTAATTAATATTATCAGAAATTCCATACTATCATATTCTAACGCAAACTTAAATAAATTTTCGGCTAAATTTGTTCTTTCTAAACTGCAAGATGTAATAGATAGTTCTCAATCGAATTCAATCATAGGTTCTAAAACAAATGTTCGTGTTCAGAAAAGATTTTTGCCATCACTTGCAGAAACAAAAACCTATGTTGTAGAATTCAATGTGCCCCTACACAGAGGTGGAATTAACGATAGAATGATTTCATCGCAATTTGATGTATTAGATGCTCTTGGTGTGAGAAGAACAGTTTCATTGGAAGAAATACAGGGTTCTTACACAGGCATTTCTTCTATTGCAGTAACTAATCCCGGCACAGGTTACTTGACAACACCTACTGTTACTATCACAGGAGATGGTATTGGTGCAACCGCAGAAGCGGTTATTGTTAATGGTGCAATCGAAAGCATCAAAATAACCAATCGAGGCATCAACTATTCTCGCGCTATAGTTACCATAACAGATACTGGTTCTGGTTATGGTGCAACCGCAGTCGCTACTATTGACAGCCGTTACGGTGTCATAAGAACAATTTACTACGATTCAAATGCTCAAAAACAAATCGTCAATTCAGAAGTTGGAACCATCGACTATGATACAGGTGTAGTAACTATCAATGCCATCAAAATTCTATCGGTATCTACAACTGATAATTATTTGAGACTTTCTTTTGAATCAGATAAAGGTATTATCACTACTGCAAGAGATACCATCATCACAATTGATGAAGAAGATCCAGTTTCTATAGTTACCAAACTAGAAGTGTCATATAACTGATGACCGATTACAAAACATCTTTACTTGTTAGCAATCAGATTCCTGAATTTATTAGGGAAGAAAACCCTCTGTTTGTTTCCTTCTTGGAAGCCTACTATGAATTTTTAGAAAACAAACAAGGTTCTCAAAAGAATGATTTGGTTACAAAAGCCAAAGACATAAGATATATTTCTGATGTTGATAAATCAATCACAGAATTTGAAGATAATTTTTTCAATACTTTTGCTTCTCTCATTCCAAAAAGTCTTCAAGTTGATAAAGCATTTCTAATTAAAAATGTTTTGCCATTATATCTAGCGAAAGGTAATGAAAAGTCATTCAAGTTATTATTCAGAATGTTATTCAATGATGAGATTGATATAACTTTACCAAAAAACAATGTTCTTCGTGCATCTGATGGAAAATGGACTGTAGATAACATTCTGCGAATCCAAACCAATGTTAGAACAGTATATACAGGCAATGGTTCAAACACTCAATTTATTCTTGCTCAAGTTTCTGGTTCAAATGACATAGAGGTATATGTTGATGATGTTATACAGACGGAAAATGTTGACTATACAATAAGAAAAGAAACGAGAAAGGTGGTATTTGGTTCTGCACCGGCAGCAAATACTACAGTCAAAGTTTATTATAATAATTTCGATATAACCAATCTTACCAATAGAAAAGTTATTGGTCAATCTTCTGGTGCTTCTGCTTTAGTTGAATCTGCATCGAAAAGAATTATTACCGATAGATTGAATTTTGGTTTGCCGTATGAGTTGTTTATTGATAAGAAATCTATTGCTGGTGTTTTTACGAACGGCGAAAAAATTACATCAAACATCATTGATGCTAATGGTGTGCTTATTGATTTTGAAGCCGATACATTTTCAATTCTAACTGGCATACAGATAACATATGGTGGTGCATCATATAATGTTGGTGATCCAGTTTTAGTTTTGGGTGGAGGTGCAAATCCACCAGCAACAGCAGTTGTATCGAAGGTTACATCGGGAAATGTAACCAGAATTGTTGTTGATTATGGTGGTGCAGGTTTCAAAATTTCTTCTTTTGCTAACAGCTATGGTGCGCCAGCAAACACGATAGTTGTTGGTGCTGTTGATGGAATAAACACTAGCCATTATTCTAATTCTACTTATCGTGTAACCGATGACACAATTTCTTCCTACGGCAGTGTTCTAATTAGTGCTGCCGACTATGGATTTCCAGGACCATTTACTGAAAATGTAAACACACGCCTAGTTGATGCATTGACACCTTTGTTTGTTACAGGCCTTGGTCCTATAACCAATGTAAACTTATTGCTTTCTAATGTAACATCAAACATATCAACCTTCGATTCGCAGGGTGCATTATACACAGCAGGATCAAGTTCTTTCGATATCAAAGATTTCAAATCTGTTGGAAGAATTGATGTAAACAATGGTGGTGTTGGTTATAAAGTAGGTGATGAAGTTATCTTTGGAGCAAATCCTTCTGGTACAATTGGTATTGATGCTGCCGCTTATGTGGCAACAATAAATGCAACGGGTGGTGTTCTGACTATCAACATTGGAGCGCCTTACATTACTGGAACAGCCAATGTTCAAAACAATAATGTAGCAATCATTGGTACTGGTACTACTTTCTTGTCCGATTTGAAACTTGGAGATAAAATTCAGATAGCTGGACAATCACGCTTTATTAATGCCATTGCAGATGACACTCATGCGAATGTAAATTCATCATTCACTTTTGCGGATTCCACAATTTGGGCAAATAATAGAAATGTTGGTAACTACTACAGAAATCAATTAGGTGGGGTAAATTATAGCCAAGAAAATCTACCTAGCGTTTCCATATCTACAATAAGTGGAGGTTCAGGAGCTAACATAGCAATAACTTCTCTTATGGGAAATGGAGAACGTCTGACTGGTTATTCTGGTAAAGTTATTGGTGAGGTTCTTGAGATTAAGTTGACCTCTGGTGGTGTAGGTTATGAATATATTCCACAAATAGATATGTCTGCTCATGGAGACCGTTCTGCAACAGCTAATGCTATTTTGGGTGCTTCCTACTTTACTGCACCTGGTCGTTGGACTACCTCAGATTCTATCTTATCTTCATCGGAAAGAAAATTAGCTGGCAAAGATTACTATACTGACTACTCTTATGTAACATCATCTACAACAGAATTCAGTAAGTATAAACAAATTCTGAAAAATCTACTGCATCCAGCTGGTTTCGTAAATTACGCAGACTATAATACTGGTGCAGATATATTGGTTGGCGATTCAAATGTTTCTACAAATATCGCAGTAACATTGTCAGGAAGGGTAAATGTTAATGCAAGTTCAATGATTGTGGGAACAGGCACCAAATTTAATATAGCTAACGGTAATACCATAAGTGTTGGATCAAGTAATCCAAGATCAAATATATCTGTTAATGGTGAGATAAGACTGATTACCAGTATTTGGTCTAATACTGTTCTGATAGTTTCCTCACCATTTTTATACTATTCTAATAGTCAAACTGCAATTGTTCTGGCAAACACATAAATAATACCCATGACTACTCTAATTACAAGAAAATTACAATTCAATAACGCCGAGCAATTTAAAGAAGAATTTGCCGAGCCGCAGCCAACTATTTCTTATGTGTTCATTGGAAATCATGTTCCATATGTAGATGAGAATACACCGCCAAGTCTTTCCGATACTGTTGTTACCGAGAAGCAGGCATGGGACAATATGTACGCTGCAAAAAGAGTTACTGGAAATGATGTAGAACTGGTCATTCCAAAAGTTATTTGGACAGCAAATACCAAATATCGCCAGTATGATGACACTTCTTCTATTCCAACTTTGCTATCTGCAAATACTCAACAAAATTTAAAGCCGATGTATGTTATTACAGCGGAAAGAAATGTCTATAAATGCCTTTCTAATAATTCGTCCGCAAATTCTACAGTAAAACCTACTGGTGACTACACAACATCCAATGGTAACATCGCTACAGCAGATGGTTATCTATGGAAATATATGTTCAATGTCAAACCGTCAAACAAATTTTTGACTGATGGATGGATTCCAGCACCAACATCTACTGATGCTTTAGACTATGGAGTTAATAGTCAAGGTGTTGTAGATGGAGAATTGACCACAATTTTAGTAACACAGAAGGGTACCAACTATCGTGAACTGTCAAACATTAAAGTAGACAGCTTCACATCAGGACAATCAACTGTTCGTTTAGCCAACACATCAAATGTTATTTCATGGTTCAGTATTCCATCTTTGGCAAATTTGGCAAATATGTCAATTTCAGGAACAGGAATTTCAACTGGAACATATATCAGCCAAATTTATCCAGCCAATGGCGTTATCGTTTTATCATCAGATGCTTTTTCAACTGGTGGTGGTAATTCAAATACTGTAAGTATAACCACTAGAGTATATGTTGATGGTGATGGTGTAGGTATAAATGTATACTCAACTCTCTCCAATACTGATATTAATGCATCAGCAAATGATGCCAATGTGGCTAACATTTATACCGTAACTATTGGAACTAACTACAGTCGAGCGAATGTTTTAGTATTTGGATCAGGCGCTGGCGCAAACGCTAGAGCAATTCTTTCACCAAAATTTGGTCACGCATACAATCCAGCTAAAGAATTAAATGCAAATAATGTTATGATAGCAGTAAGGATTGGTGAAATAGATTCTTCAGAAGATGGTGTAATTTCCACTAGCACAACATTTAGACAGTTTGGTCTTATGAGGGATCCATATAAATACGGAAATACGACACCTGTGACTTCTGCGACTGCCAATTCCGTGATATCTCAAACAACAAATCTTCAATTGGTAAGCGGACCATCATATACATTGAATGAATATGTTTATCAGGGTGATTCACCTAGCAATGCATCTGCTTATGGATTTTTGAATTCTGTAACTGATTCAGGTACTACTGTTAGGTTAACTAAGGTTGTAGGAACTTTTGTAACTGGTAATCCACTAATTGGTGCAAACTCTGGAGTTTCAAGAACAGTAACATCTACTTCAAATCCAACATTTCAACCATACTCTGGTGATATGTTGTATATCGAAAACGATACAGCAACAACCCGATCAGACGGGCAAGCAGAAAACATTAAAATGATTGTAAGTTTCTAAAGGTAAAAAATGGCACTTGATACTAATTTTAATACAAATCCGTATTACGATGACTATGAGGAAGATAAAAAATTCCTTAGAATGTTGTTTAAGCCCGGCTATGCAGTTCAAGCCCGCGAATTAACACAATTACAAACCATCCTACAAAAGCAAGTATCACGCTTTGGTGACCATATTTTTGAAGACGGTTCTGTTGTTACTGGTGGACAGTTAGTATTCCAAAACACTTCTTATATCAATGTTGCAACAACCTATGCCGGTAGCACAGTTTCTATTGGTGATTTTGAAGACCAAGTTATCGTGGATAATGTTCAGTCACCTACAAAAAAGGCTCAAGTTATTAAAGTTTTTGATGCTGACGGATCTGAACCTCAAACTCTATTGGTAAATCCAATATTTGGAACATTCGCTGATGGCGATACAATCATAACTTACAATGCATCAACAGTAAATACTCCTTCATACGCCAATATTGCAGCATCGGGCACAGGTACAGGACAAGTTTTTTCAGTAGCAGAAGGTGTATATTACTACGGTGGATTTTTCATTAAAGTAGATTCACAGACTGTTGCCGTTTCAAAGTATGCACAAGATGGTAGTGCTAGAATTGGTTTTCAAATTGATGAGTCTATTGTATCATACACCTCTGATACCTCATTGCTTGATCCTGCACAGAATGCTTCTAACTATCAGGCACCCGGCGCAGACCGTTATAAGGTTGTTCTAACTTTAAGCACCAGAAGTTTGACTTCTACCGATGATTCTAAATTTTTAGAATTGGCGAGAGTTCAAGATGGTGTTCTAACCAAACTAAACAACAATCCATTATATGCTGTTTTGGAAGATACATTGGCTCGCCGTACCTTTGATGAATCTGGTAACTATACAGTTAGACCATTCAATTTGGCATTAGAAACCAATTCTGCCAATACAGCTAATTTGGATGTTATACTTTCTCCAGGTAAAGCATATGTTTATGGATATGAATTTGAATCAATCTATCCAACTAAAATTACAATTGATAAACCACGTGGAACAGATAGTGTAACTGGTAAAAAGATTACTGCTGACTACGGTTACTATGTTTATGCAAATACTCCATTTGGTAGTTTCCCAATTAACAGTCTTGATACTGTAGAATTGCATACTGTTCCAAACGCATCTATTAACTTGTCTTCTTCTTTGACAAGAGCGAATACTAGAATTGGTAATGTTCGCGTTAAATCTATTGCATATGATTCATCAGCAAACGCACAGAATTCTGCTTCATATACTTACCAACTATTCTTGACCGACATTAATGTTGGGTCTATTTACGGTGGTACAATTGCAAATATTGGAAGAACAGATATATCAAATACGACATATCTACAAATAGCCAATAGTGGAGCCGTTGTAAATTCTTATCAATATTCTAATGCGAACAACGCTTATACTGGAGCTAAACTTAGAATCACTTCTGGTCCTGGTGCAGGAGAAACAGCGAAGACCATTATCAATTATAATGGTGCAACACAAACTGTCCAATTAGACCAACCATTTATTGCAAATGTTTTACAAAATACTAGCGTTTGGGCTATAGACTTTGAATTTAATGATTGTCGTTCATTGCTTGTTCCTAACTCAGCAGGAACAGGCATAGTAGCTGCGATGAACATTGATACAAAATCAAGAGACCAAGCTTCCGTATACAATGACACGGTAGTTTCTGATAGTGCATCAGAAAAATTGGTGTTTCCATTGGGTCAAAATTTTGTAGCAAACGGTTCTATTTCAAATGTATACTACTCATACAGAAAACTGTATGTAGATCAGGCTTTCTCTGGAACAACTTCACCTGCTCTGTCTTTAGGCACAGGTGAATCATTAGCATATACCGGAACTACAACTAGCATTCTTGCTCAAAATTATTATGTCGTTTGTACCAGCGCTGGAAGTAGCGTGTTCAAAAAAGGTGATGTTGTTCCTGCACAATCTATAACAGGAATTTCAAGCAACCAATTAACAATAGCTGGTTCAAGTGGTATGTCAGCAAACATCATCGCCACTATTGATGTTTCTCCGGCAGGAGCCAATCAGAAACCTAAGACATATAAAGCTGCCAATACCGATATTCAAATTTTTGGAATTGCACCTGGCGGTATTAATCTATTCTCTGGCAACAATTCTACTTTCTTGTTCCCACATCAAGGTCAAATTCAGATTGCAGCAAATACTGTTGTTAAATCACCAGATGTTGCACAGTCACTATTTACTTCTGATGTTATTGGTCTTGTTTCAGTATTAGATTTTAACGGTAATGCGATTACTGTTGCAAATGAGGGTAGTGCGGTAAATGTAACATCGTACTATACATTATACAGCGGTCAAAGAGATTCGATCTATGACCATGCATACATCAAATTGAAGCCCGGATATACAGCACCTGTCGGTCCTCTTGTTGTTAAGTTTAACCATTTCTCATCAACAGGCGCTGGTTACTTTACTGGAACTTCATATACTGGTGGTGGTTTGTATTCTTATGAGAATATTCCGGCATATGTTGATGAGTATGGTGCAAAATTTGAATTGCGAGACTGCATAGATTTCCGTCCTGTTCGTGCCAACGCTACTCAAGCAACTGCAAATACTGTAGTTTTTGATGTTGACTCAACAACAACTGGTCCAAAAATTCCTGAAAATGGTTCTGACATTATAACAAATTACGAATTCTATCTTCCAAGAAAAGATAAGGTTGTATTAAACAAGAACAAAACATTTGAAGTAATTGAAGGTATTCCATCATTAAGACCAAAAGATCCTGAAGATAAACAAGGTACAATGACATTGTATAGATTGTCACATGATCCTTATCTACTGAATTCTTCAAACACAAAAGTATCGTATGTAAACAACAAACGATACACCATGCGTGATATTGGTACAATTGAAAAGAGAGTGGAAAATCTTGAGTATTACACATCACTTTCTCTACTAGAATTGGAAGCATTGAACAAACAAGATTTGACCATCAAAGACACAACAAACCTACCAAGATTTAAGAATGGTATTTTGGTAGATTCGTTTACAGGTCAAGCTGTTTCCGATGTTACTAAGTTGGATTTTAAAGCATCTATTGATTCGACTAGGAAAGAGATGCGTCCAACATACAACATTAGTTCTTTCACACTATTGTTTGATTCTGCTAACTCAAGTGGAATACAGCAAAGAGGTCCATTCATCACCCTTTCTTCAACACCTGTTTCTTTCATAGAGCAAACTAAGGCATCGAAGTCTGTTAATGTTAACCCATATGGTGTAGTAAACTATCTTGGTAAAATTGAATTGAATCCAAAATCTGATACTTGGTTAGATACTACTCGCCAAGCAGATGTTTTGGTTAACATTGAGGGTGATAAAGATGCGTGGGCGCTAATTGCAAACAACGCTATTAGTTACCAATGGGATTCAACAGAAACATTATTCTTGGGTACATCTACAACAACTCAAGATATTGGTTCAGAATACGATTCTGGCGGCAGCGGAGGGAGAGCAATACTCCAAGATGAAGTTACTACTACCATTTCTTCAAACAAAATAATCAAATCTGGTGTTGCTACTCAGGTTGTTCCACAAACAATACAACAAAAGATTGGTGATAGACTGATTGATGTTTCTGTTATTCCTTACATGAGAAACATTGGAATATTATTTACTGGTTCTGATTTTGAACCAAAACAAACTCTATACCCATTCTTCGATAATACTCTTGTTGACAAGTATGTTTCAAGAAGCAATAAATTTGTTCTACAAGGAAACAATCTAGGATACTTTGCTAATACCGGTAATCCAGAATCTATCGTTGTTAGAAATATGGATACTGGTGTAAATGTTGCAACTGGTATTGTAGTCAAAACTTCTAATAATGAAGCATATGTTGTATCAGTTAATCCAAATACTGCATTTGGTACTATTACAAATGCGAATTTGATAGGTTCAACTTCATCAACAACAATTAAAATTAAAGAATATCAACATTATAGTGGAAATGCCGCGGCAGCTAATGTATCAAACATTGTTCTTCGCCTTGATGCATCTGGTTCAGCATATGAATCTCTATATGCGAATACTGCTAACTTGTCTACCATTTTTATTGTTTCAGGTACAGGTGCTGGTCAACAGAGAACCATTAACGCATATAGTGCAGCCACAAGAACCGCAAGAATTTCGAGCAATTGGACAACAACGCCAGATGCAAATTCGATTTATACAATTGGCCGTCCTACAACTAATGATTCTGGTGATGTTGCTGGTATCTTCTTTATTCCAGCTTCAACATTCCGTATTGGCGAAAAGAAATTTAGATTAATCAATAACAGCACCAATGATGTTGGTTCTTCTTCGACAAATGGTGACGCATCGTTCTTTGCACAGGGTCTATTGGGGACATTGCAAGATACAATAATCTCTGCTACTGTTCCAACAACACAGAGAGTTGCGGCAAAATCAGAACAGGTTGTTACAACTTCCACTCAAACAACCAGTTCGAGGGTTGTTGGATGGATTGATCCTTTAGCACAAACTTTCTTAATATCTCCTGCAACATATGAAAATGGTGTATATATTGATAAAGTTCGTCTGTGCTTTGAAACGAAATCTGATACTGTTCCCGTAACACTACAGATTCGTCCAACAGTTAATGGTTATCCATCATATGCTACAATATATCCATATGCTACAGTTACTTTGACTCCAGACAAGATAAATTT